TTACATCGCCGCCGGCGCCGGGCATACCGGCCCAGTTGAAGCCGACCATCGTCTCGTTACGAAACTGCGCCTGCTCCGTCTCGACCACGGCCACAGGATCAGCGGCGTAGTCACCGAGAGCGTCTACCGAGTACGCCTTAGCGCTATCGGCCAGTTTCTCGTAGGTCACACTGCCGTCGGGGGGCGGTGTCTGCCCCAGCTTGACCGTCTGCCCTGTCTCAAGCACGGTCCCGTCACACAAGTAGACAGATGTCCCAAACCGCAGCGCCACGATCACTGTGTTATTCCCGTCAGCCAGCGGCGCGGTCTTGTGCACCACTGACGGCGCGACATCCACGGCACCCGCGCTTGTACGCTGCAACGTTACAACCATCCTATCGCCATCGGTCCCGAGCGTCTGGGGGGAGGAAGCAAGGGAGATATCATTCCAGCCTGCGGCCGCAAAAGGCAGGTCGAACCGGAGCGGGGCAGTCCAGGAAAGAGCACCCGTCGTAGCATTCCACGAAATATTTGCTGTCGAAACCAAGCGCAAGTTTCGGTCCTGGTTCGTCCGGCTGTCGTGCTCGTGCGCCAGCAGTACAGCGCCCGTAGTGCTGTTCGTCAGCGTACCTGTTACCCGGTACGAAGACACGATGACCTGTGAGCATCCAGCGACCAGCGTGAGCGTCTTACAATCGACACGAGATACCGTCAGTCCGACGACAGCCGCTTCAACCGAGAGCAGGCAATCGTCAAGCTCAGCATGCCCGACATAGACACGACTTCCAGTCACACTGACACTCGGCGTTACAGCAGCGGGATCAAACCCGAGGATCTGAAGCCGATTGACCGACATTCCGGTCCCGCCGAGACTGATAACGCCGGCAACGGTCGTGTCAAACACGATCCGATCAAACACGGAAAGCGAATCATTGCGCCCGATCGTCTGGCTGGCATTGCTGCGGATCTGGATGTCATATCTGTTATTGGCGCCGAACCCGAAGTCGCTGTCGAACCCGGCAAAAACGTCCCAATTGGCGACACTGTCGAGCACGGTAAACCCGAGGTCGCACTTCCGGTTCTGCTTCACGTACACCCGGTTTGCCTGAACGAAATCAAGGCTTACGTCTTCACCGTGCCGCACCTCTACATAGTTGGCGACGGATGCATCACGAACGCGGACAGTCTTCTTCAGCACCCGCACACTGCCGGTATTGTTCGCCACCACGTATGTGTTCGGCAGGATCACGGACATCGACCAGTTACCCAGCACCGCGTACAGCCACCCCCTGAACATCGTTGCTGTTGCGGGATCGTACAGATCGACCGGGTCGTACTTCTTGAGCCTTGAGTAGGGCAGGCCGTTACCGATCTGCAACGCAGCGGCGATGTCGATCTGGTAAAGCGTGTGCCCCGCCGGCAGATCAGGGGGTGCGGGAAGTGCAGCGGCAACCCAGGACGCAGCGGCGTGATCGCCGACGAATGAACGGCCGCTGCACACCAGGTTGTACGTCCCGTACAGGCTCACAGGGCCGCGGAGTTCTACACCCGACGGAAGGACCAAGTCCTCGCGCAACACAAAGTGCCCATTGGCTTCAACCGTGATCGGCGCCGTCGTACTGTCGTTGGTGAACACGTCTCGGATTGACAAGTACTCCGCATCAACGTAATCCATCGCTTCGTCAAGCGCCAAAGCGCCGGAGAACGTACCGCGGACGGCGCCGCGGCGGTCGAGCACCTTCACTGTCGGTTCGTGATCAGCATCCAGCTTGTGCCGCGTATGACAAACAATCGCGGCGTCGGTCACGTGCAGATGCCCGAGATCCACCACATCGCGGATATCGCGGTACTTCATGTCCAGGGACTGCAACGCTGTAATCACCGCACCGTCTGTCGGCACGACGGGAACGGTCGCAGCCAGTACTGCCGCCCCTGTGACGCTGACGATCTGGTACGGCTGCAACGGAAGCCGCCCGTCGTCCATCTGCGCCAACACGACACGGTCGAACCTGTGATTACCAGCAGCACACAGCGCCGCCGAAATGAGGTTCGTCTGGTCTGCCTCAACCCTGATGTAGACGCCATCGCCGGTGACTGCAACACCGTGCTGCACAGACACATCGGTAACCGCAGTACCATTTGCGAGCGACAGGCCCTCCAGTACGCCGCCCGCATCAGCGGCGACTGTCCTGGTGGGGGCGGCGAGCGCCCCGAGGTAATCGGGCTTGCGTACCAGGCACTGCGAGAATGTCACAGCGCCGGCCGGGACTTCGACGTAAGCGATGACGGTGTCTTTCACCGTCAGCGGCGGCAACCGGTACACCGTAAACGTCAACGCCGTCTGCCCGCCGGCCTTCCATGTGGTGTTGACGAGCAGCGTCGTATCATTCACCACCTCTTCGACGGTGTACTCCCCGTTATCGCCGGGGGTACCCGTGTCATTGATGCGCAGAATATCGCCCCGCGCCACATTGACGAGGAACCCGCCCGCCAGAGACGTAAGCGTCCGCGTACCGACTGCCGATGTAGCGCCGTCTGCGGCCCCGGCCCACATCGTCGCCGCTAACCGAAAATACGAAGCGCTCGGCGGCGGCACGGTAAGAGCGTAGGTGTAACTGGCAAAGAGCACGTCGATCCGGTACGTCCCACCGCCAACAGGCAAGTTGAACAGATTGTCCTGACAGGCATTCTCGCCGATCCATGCATGATCCGGGGGAAGGAAAACACCGAGTGCCTTGTACGCCACGAAGTTCAATGCAGCCAGTGAACCGACAGGCCAGTCACGGTTCACCGTGATCTGCGTGTCCAGAGGAACGCCCGTCACGATATAGGCGCCGTTGTCTCCGTTCGATTGGTAGTCTTCGATGACGAGGATGTCGCCGACTGCAACAGCGGCACTGAACCCGCCGGCGACAGACGTAAGCGTGCGCGCCGCAGGCAGACCTGTTGCACCATCGGTGCCCGGCTTATTGGCTCTAGCGAGATCGGGATCGTGCTGAAACGCGCACCACATGCCTCCGGTAGAACCGGGCACGACGTTGAAGCCGCGCTGTACGCCGAGACGGAAAAGCCCCTTACGCGCTTCGTTCAGAAACAGCGTCTGGTCATCTGCCTCGAAGTCGAAGTATCTCACCTGCGCCATATCACACCCCTAAACGGCACTCACCGTAGTCCATCGGCGCGCCATTGTCCACGAAAAAAGACCGTAGAAAAAATCGGACGAAAAATGACAGAAAATCCGAGCGATTTCTAGTCTGTATAAGACTAGAAATACCTGCGCGAGCGTGCACCCGTCCGCGTTTTATGGGGTTAGAATACCTGAAAGAATGTATGGTAGAATACTTACAGTCTGTCCTTTTAGTCCTTCGGACACAGTCTTTATAGACAGATACTGTCTGTATACCTGTAGGATTACCGCGGTTTAACCGCGTCTTATCCGTGGTTAAACCGCGGTGAGAAAGCCTCTCTTTCTTAATTCTTTCCCTACCCTTCCCTTGATACCATCCCCCCGTTTTCGACATTATCATCATACAATTTTGATGTTACTTGCTGCGAAGCGGAAAACCTCACGGTACACGTATCCAGCCATCGGATCAGCCGTCGGAACGGACGGAATTATTCTGTAGCTGATCCCAACATTGCCCGACACGGGCCATGTGGTCGTGACATCAATCGTGTGTGCATCAACGACTTGGAGCACGGCGTAGTCCCCGAGATCCGTGCTGTCCATCAGACGGAGCATGTCGCCTACTCGAATGCCCGCTGTGGTGAAGTTTCCTGCTGCAGACGTGAATCTGAATGTGCCGGGGACCGGGATGTTCGTCACTCCGTCCGTCTGCGAGAGCAGCAGGTTGTCGTTGTCGTACAGGTCGAGGTTCAGGTTGATCGAGCATGCGATCGGGTGACTGGAGTCGAAGGGCATTCCAGAGTCAAGATGAATGCCGGAATCCCAGTGGTACCTCGGGTGAGTTACAGTGTACTTGGTTCTGAATCCGTAGTAGTGACACAACGCTACCAGCGCCGAGATGATCCCGATACGCGGGTTAATCCACGGCAGCAAACCCAGGTATACACGCTGCTTGTCGAGCGGGTACTGCTCAGTTGATCTCGGGTTCTGGATTTCTGCCAGAGAAGCAATGTCCAAGAGGGGAATGAGTGCCTCGACAACAGCGGGTGTGCAGGTCTTCACGTCTGCCGGCAGTAGATAGTCCCGGCTGTCTCCCGCCCTGTCTACTGTCGCTCCAATCAGGCGCAGCAGTCGAGCCAGGTGTCCCATTTCCGTCGTCGGCCAGCCCCGGCGTACTGTTTCGTTCGTGGACGGGAGAATCAGGTCGGGGCCGCTGATCGACCGGTCCGTGTCTTCAGTCAGTGATCGCTCTGCGACGAAGCGGGCCGTAGGCAGTTGCGACCTGTACTGGAATCCCGTTGTCCTGTCCCCGCCTGCCCGGCAATAACTGTCGCCTGCCCGGCGCCAGAGGTCGTAATTCGTGTATGCTGTGCGGGCAGCACTGGAAATTCGTAGTTGGTCGATGTACTGCTGCCAATGCAGCGCCCCCATGGCACTACACCCCCACAGACAGCTACTCATCGCCGGGATAGCGACAACACCCGCCTGTGCGACTCCAGCAACACCGTCCAGGTATACCCGGTGCAAGCCTGTACCCGTGTTCCACTCGTAGTACACATGGTGCCAGGCCGTATCGGCTATGACGGCCGCCGATGTACACGTTACCGTTGCGCCACCTTGGGTGCGTCGCCCTTGCACCGTTCCGTTCGTGATCCAAACCTGGATGCGGTTCAATCCGCCACCGTCAGTAGCGCCGACGATGTACCTTCCTACCAATGCCGCCAGGTCTGTTGTTCGTATCCACATGTCCATCGAACCGACGGCGGTATTGATGTCGGCGGCTACGGTGTTGCAGTTGACGTATCCTGTCGCTCCGCACAATACGCCATTACCGAACTTTCCACCGGCGTTCAATGCCGCCGGAGCAACCAGCGTACCTGTGTTGGCGTGTCCCGAGGAATCGGGGATAACGCTTGCCGGCGCCGTCTCGCAGTGGAGCAATGTCAACACGCTGCTGTCGGAATCAACAGCTTCCGTCAGGTTGATGTCTGCGACCGGCTCGGTGTACTTGTGCAGCGTGCTGGTATTCTCAGGGTCGTAGATGAAGAGTCGGAGCGTGCCGCCGCCTTCGTCAATCTCACAGAACCTGGTGGGTACGGTACGTGTAGGCGAGTACGCCTCCAGGTCTCCGCCGATAGGATCGAACCGCATGATGCGGCGGTTGTCGGCTGTGTGCCACGCCAGCCCGTCTGCTGACAGCGACAGGCCGTTGAATGCGTCGTGGTAGTAACTCTGTATCGCCGCCGGCAGCGTTGTTGACCCGGTCAGTGCTCCTGTTGTCGGGTTGATCGTTCGGACGACTGTTGCTGTGTCCAGCAAATTGATGCCGGTCATAATACCGGCAGCCCAGACGATGAAGCCGGCCGAGATGTGCTGCTTGTACATCCCGGTGTAATCGACCGAGTACACAAGCCCTGTGGCGGCATACCCTCGGACACCTGAATCGGTAGAGATGAAGACAACGATCTGCCCGCTGGCTGCCGGGTATTCGTGGACGTCAAGGCTGCAGCGTGTTCCTTCCGGGGGCGTGAACGCAATCTCGCTCTCGACGTAGCCGCGGGTTGTGTCGAACACCAGAGCAGAGTACCCGGACGCGGACCGGCCGACCAGCCACACTCGACCGGCGGCCGTATGGGCGTGTACACCAAGCGCGACATCATGCAGACGTTTGACGCTGTGCTGCGTGCCGGAGAGCACGCTGGACGCCGGGCCTTCGTACAAAGCGAATGCTGAGTAGTAGTACACCGTATCCGCTGAGACGACGATGTCTGCCTGTTGCGCTGGGACGGGAGGCGTGTAGTCGGCAACCAGGGTACCGTCAGTCTCTGAAGACGGGTGACGAAGTGTATGCTTGCGGACCCGCAGCGTCTTCAGCGCTACCGTTTCTGCTGCGTTGACGACCGAAACGACCAGCGTCTGCGGCGTATCCAGTGCCGTTGTCGCATCAAAGGACGACAGGAACTCAGGATTGGGGTGCGGCATCTATCTGTCCTCGGGGGGGAGGTAGGGTATCATTCGATCCGACCCATTCGTGGCGGGAAGGGTCGTTTCCGTTCGTTGCAGGGGTGAGTTATACATCCTCTTCAGCATACACTACGTCGATCTCGAAGTCCGAGTCCTGCCGGTAGTACATGTACTCGTCGGGCTGGAGTGTGATGTTGCCGAGGTAGCGGGAGGTGTAAATCGTGTAGGTGTCGCCCAGGGTGAATGTGTCGCCCGGCTCACCAACGATGAACGAGAGCCCGCCTGACGCGTAGACTGCGCCGATTGTACCGATATCGGGAAGGAGCACGCCGTTCTGGGTCACGAAGTATGTGGTAGCGTCAAACATGATAACGTTCCAGGTGTCTGACGAGGTAAGCGTTGAAGCAAGCGTGAAAGAGTGGACTTCGGGTGCTGCAGGGTTTGACTGCACGACCCGTGGTTCTCTGGTGAATTTGCTGATATCCACGTAGTCGGTAGTCTGTCCGTTGCTCAGGTTTTCGATCAGAGCGGAGAAGTCGGACACCTTGTACCCGCGGCCGATCTCGGCGAGAGTGTAACCTAGTGCCGTCGCCAGTTCAGCACGGACCTGCTTGGATATTGTGCTGCGAGACATACGGTGTGCCTGCTGTTGAACGACAACACGGCAGGAAGCGACAAGCGGTACTTGTACCAGCGGGTATGCCTCGATTACCAGGCCCTCGACACACAGGTTCTGGAGATAGCTTTGCAGGTTGGTAAGCAAAGCAGGAGAAGCGGTGCCTCCGCCGTCCGGCATGACGTAGACTCTGAGCACGGACCCGCCTGGACGTGTAACGCGTACCCTGTAGACACCAGAGAAGTCGTTTGCCAGTCCTTCGGCATCTTCAGCGCGGCGGATGTAGTTGCCCGAGGCCCAGAGGCGCGGCGCCGTTCGTTTCACCGTGGCGACGTCCGGCCCGTTGGACCCGCCGGTTGCGGCTGTTGTCTGCTGCGCCGACAGCGTCTGTCCCAGCACTCCTGTAAGGACGGAGAAGCCGTTGGTTGCCAGCGTGAAGTTGCCCGTTGTTCCGGAGCAGACGATCCAGTCGGCCGTAATGGCATCGCCGATCAACGGGCACTTGCCGAACGTACCGTCTCCGAATGTGATCCACAGGTAGCCGTCCACGTCGTAGACCGCTTGGTAGCACAGGGTCGTATCGTCGGCGTCGTACAGCGAATCAACTCGGGGAACAGTAACGGCGTTCGCGTAGACGGTTAGGTATTCCCGCGGGATGTAGCGGGTCGAGACCTTGTACGCTTGGTACGCTCCACCGAGTGCGGCGGCGACGGCCTGCCCCGTGAACCGCTGCCCCTGAATGACGGCAGCATCGACATAGGACGATCCGACCGGGATGGATAAGGACGATGTCGTGAGACCGAATAGCGCGGGGGATGCGAATGTCTTCAACACGGTGTACTGCGGAATGGGGATTGGTGCACCGACGACGGCCCCTGTTTGGTTGGTTAGGCGCACGGTACACCCCGATGCCGCGGGGCCGGGGGATTTGTAGTCGAGGATCGAGAAGACCTTGAACGCCTGTGTCAACCGGTCTACATCGGTAGCGTTCGACTGACGGAATCTGAAGTCCAGCGCGAAGTGCTCGGTGCGCAACAGCGAGGCGATCAGGTTGAAGAGTTTACGCCCGTCTCCCACGGTATCGACGTTCGTGATCGACGGAAGATAGGACGGGATGTAGGTTTCCAGCAGGGTGCGCAGGTCTTCGGCGCTTTGTACGCCGTCTTTCAGCAGGTCTACCATGTTGGACTCCTGAACGTCTCCGTTACTGCTTCTCCCGTCCGTCTGATCCGGTAGAAGACGCGGATCTCGGTATCACCGGCGGCTGTGAGCGCGCCTTCACATCTCAGGTACTGCACGTATGTATTGAGGACGGCGAATACTGCGGGTAGCTGTTCAGAGCAGGCCGATAGCACCTCGTCCTTGGTGTACTCGAACAACATCTCGTCCAGACCGGCCCACTCCAGGTACGAACCGAACCACGCTTGTCCACCCTCCTGCACTAACCGGCGGACATACTGCTTCAGCAGTGTTTCGTCGGATGCGTAGGCAGGTGAACCATCGGGAGATAACGACAGGGGGGAGGCGAGTCCGGTGAGTGCACCGAGTGTTGTGGGGCCGGCCATGTTACGCCTGCTTCTCCAAGAGCGCCGCGACCTCGTCTATCACCCACCACTGAGAGGGGGACAGGGCGTCAAACCGCTTCCGCTGTTTCGCCATCGACGAAGACCAGGATTCGCCGGCTTCCGCCGTTTTCTCTCCTGAGTACACTTTCCATGCCGCGTGCCAGTCGCACACCATTTCGATGATGTCGAACAACGACATCTCTTGTGGCTGGTCCCAATGTTCGGGATGATGCGGGTTTCCGTCGTAATGCCGGTCGATGGTCCCGCGTTCCTGATTGAGCGCCGCTTTGTATGCGTCCGATCCGTAGGCGTGATCCCGAGCGGCCTTATTGATCCGCACGAAGCCGTCAAACTCGGCAGGTGAGAGCTTTGAGATGTCGTGCATCTTGGCTCGGCGTCGCAGTACGTCGCAGACAAGATCTATCCCGTCCTGCACCAGCGTGATATGCGCCGTGATGGTACGAAGGGTAGTGGTGGCTTCGTCAGACATTACAGACCTCACGATGATGTCTTTTTGGCGTTCGACCACAAGCGGCTGAACGCGTAGACGTTGGGGCCGGCGGCAGCGGAAGCAAAGCCGGTAATGAACATGTCGTCGGTGAAATCGCCGGGCCTCGGGATCTGGTTCAACTGCTGGCGGATGACGTCCACGCCGGCGCCGGTGTCCAGATACAGGAAATACCCGCCCAACGCCATCACCTGCTTCAGGTTCTTTATGTAATTGGCGATGTTCTCCAGAGCGTGTACCAGTGCCTGCGCCTTGGCAAGCAACATCAGTCCCGCCTCTTTCAGCGTGTCTTCCAGATAGGAGTTCTGTACCAGGTATTCTGCGATCCGGTCGAACTCTCGATCCAACACGGCGGCCATGTCAGGGAACACGTCACGTAACGCCGCGCCTTTCCAGTCCGGCGGACGGGAATGGGTGACGGCTGGATTGAGTCCGCCTTTGGCAAAGAACGCCATCCGGTCGTACAGTTTCCGCAGGTCGTCTGTGCGGATCAGATCCATCGCAGCGTGAACCAGGTTCATTATTTCAACGAACGTCGGCGCCGCCGCCATGTAGACACATACGGCAATCGGACCGGTCGTGATCGGACGGCGCGTATCCCCGAGGTCTGTCAACGTCCCGGCGATTCGCGACATGAAGTGTGAGTATGTGTGGGGAAACCCCTCTTCGTACAGCCGGTGTCCTGTTCGCAGGTGATACAGGTAGTCGTCGAGAGCGTAGTCCCACAGCGGCAACAGGTACAGCCCCGTCATCAGGTATTCGTTCTTGATCTGCTGAATCAGCGCCGCAATCGCCGACATGTAGTTGATGCCGCTTTCAGCCAGGATCACGTTTTGTATTGCGGCCAGCCCGTTTGCTGCGGCTTCAAGCCCGGTGATAATCGGGGACATCGTTTCATCCAGCGCGGTATACGCCGTGTCCATATCGGCGCCGGCCGCTGTCAGCACGTCGGCAAGTGTACATTTGTTCCAGATTACGGTCATATCACCGCCATGAGTGCTGCTGTTCCAGCCAACGAAGACTGTGCAACCCAGACAGCGATCGCCTCGGACAGCGCGGCAGCCCACGCATTGAGCGTTGCCTGCACCGCAATTGTGGGCGGGATCAATGGCATCGGCAAGGCGTCTTTACAGCGCGTGTACAGCGTATCACCGGCGTAAGCGGCGGGATTGACAGCAAGCAGAGATAGCATTCCAGAGGGTACACCGCCCGGCGCCGGTACCGTGCCGGCGAGACCGAAAATGATCTCCTCAAACGTCGTGTACAACCCCACCCCGACGCCGTCTACCAGTGCCTTGACGCCGGGTGTGTAGGTTGGAAACGGCGGGATGAACACCGAGGACAGCGAACCGAACATGTTCGTTCCGGTAGCGGTACCAAGTGTGACGATGCATCCGGTTATCGGGCCGGGCGGACCGACCGGAACGCCGGGAATCGTGATTGATGACTCCAGCATAGACCAGGTGGACGTGATCGCCGAAGCGAGCGAAGAGACAAGTGCCTGCGCTCCGACAGTAGGGTAGGGCGTCGCTGCTTGTAGCCGGGCGGTGATGTCGGGAGGGATCATGCCAGCGTATTCGGGTTGGTTCCGTGCACGGCTCCCGTGAACAGGCAGAACGGGAGGTTGTTGCACGGGACGGTACCGCTATTGAGAATGACCTGTCCAGTCGTCGTGATCTGGACGCTGCCGGCCGGTGTCTGAAGCGTAATGTTGCCGAGCACGTCTACTTCTACTTTCGACAATAGATTGGCGAGCGTGACGGCACCGGCCATTGTCTTCAGCAACGCGTTACCTGAGAGTAATTGGACGTACCATGCATCCGCTACAGTACCGTCGAGCGACAGGTTGCCGACTACCATCCTGTAGGCACCAGCGACAACGGTCGATGCTGCAGCGCCGATCGCCTGAATCAGTGAACCACCGACGTTCATCGTGCGCGTCGCCAGTACCGTTTCCTTCAACGACCCCTGGTATTCCTGTGTCTCCGCACGTTTGTGCGTCCCCGTGATCTTGCCGTCCACATCCAGGGCGAAGTCACCGGCCACGCTGAGCGTCACATTACCACCGCGTGACATCGTCAGCGCTGAGCCTGACTGGCTCTGTACCTTGATTGAATCATCCCGCCAGGCAGCCAGTTCTACCGTGTTGCCGACAACGTCTTGGATGGTGATCGCGTCGTCGCCCTGCTTGGACGACATCGTGATCGTCTGCTGCCGGTGCCCGTTGCGGCACTGCGACGTAAGCGTGACGCTTTCGTTCCCCTCGCGGCCGTCGAGCACGACCTCCTGCCCCGAGATGTCTTTCAGACGGATGAACGCCCGACCCTCGACCAGCTTGTCATGCCCGACCTGGTCACCCTTGACTGTGTCACGCACGCCGCGTTGCTGAGCGTTGTTCTTGTTCGCTTCGACCGTCACCGGGCACGACATCTCGATCATCTGCCCCGCACGATCGATGATCCTCAAGAACTCGGCGCCGTCCTTGTCTTCAACGACGATCGTGTGCCCCTTGTACGACTTCTTCCAGACCTTCCGCGTCGGGTGTTTGTCATCCGCTGCTTTGCCGTCAAACACGTCCTTGGGTACCGTGCTGCCCTTGGGCGCTTTCCAGGTCTGCTCCGCCGCCGGTGTGCCGCTGCGGGTCAGCATCTCGATTTCTTCACCCGCAGCGCCGTGCATGCTTCCCAGGACGATAGGGTACCGCATGTCTCCGTCCCGGCACTCGATCCAGACGTCCTGACCAACGATGTACTCGTGTGACGGTCCATGGTCGTACCCGGCCCCTCCCGGCAAGACGACCTGACACCATGGAAGTGCGGCGGGGGACGTGTCATTCGGACCACCGTGCAGCACCCATATCCGGATTTGCACGCGGCCAAGCCGCGCCGGGTCATCGACGCTCTCAATCCGCCCTTCCTGTGGTCCGTACAGCCGTCCCGACTGCCGACGGGCGGCGTTGCGAAGCACCCGATCAATCTGCAGATCGCCCCGCATCTACTGCCCCTCGATGTCGATGGCGCGCTGGTAGTCTACAGAGATACCGTAGTCGCTGGAGAGTGTGTGCGCCGCCTGCATGACGCGGTACAGGCCCGAAGACCAGTGGATGTTGCCGGACGGCAGTATAACCTGGACATTGTGCACGTCACCGGCACGGATCGCCAATGTCTCGGGATCGCCGATGAACTCGGCCGTCGCGTTGCCCGTTGCCTCGTAAATCTTCAGCCAGGAATAATGCGCTTCCAACTCAGCGACAGCGTCGTTGTTAGTCGGTCCCGATATCATCCAGCGTGTGTGCTTCTCGATCCATGCTAAGCGGTCTTCGACACTCTCGATGGTCTTCAAGAACGCCAATGAACCGATGTACCCATCCTTTTCTAACTGCGACAAGATCGCCGACGGGAGTATAGCGCCCGCCCCTCGTTGCCCCCAAGAACCCTTCACTACCGGGTCCACCACCCACTTGCGGTAGGTCTTGGTGTCAGGGTTGAACGTGATCGACACGGCCCCGTTCTGCGCCAGGTCGGCAAGCGTTTCGGCGGAGAAGCCGGGACGGAAGGACTTCAGCGACGGGTCTTGTCCCGTGAATACGCGGATTGTTCGGGTCGGCGGCAACGTTTCCCGCGGTCCGAAGTAGACCTCCTTGTCGGACACCGAGATCGACAGAATGTACGGACCGTTGCCCAACTCCGATACTGCCAGCGGGCACATGTACTCGCGGACGAACGCATGCCACTGCGTGAACACTGGAATCACCCACGCGTCACCGCCCGTTGATAGCGCAGCCGGAATGGGCATTGTCGGAACTACCGTGGCTCTCTCACACAGCGGATCTCGTTTCGCCAGTTCGGCGACAATGTCAGACAGCCGCGTGTCAAGCGGGAACGAGACGCCCTGTGTGTCTAGCCGCGGTGTAAACACGGTGCAGGCGCCGACCAGGTGGATTTTCAGGCCGGCGGGTACGAACTCCGGTAGATACTTCGTGAGGAAGCCTCGCCGCCAGCCTTTCGGCGGGTTCCACGCGTCCTGATCGGGATACCCGAACCGAAACTGAATCGAGTCCTGATTCCCGTCGGACTTCAACAGGAGCAGGCGGAACAGCAGCAGTTCCAGCTTCTCGAATTCCGGGTCGATCAGGTCAATCTCGAACGAGTCGGACCCATCGCCCGTCGAGTTGTAGCGAAACATCTGAAGGTACTTCGGCGGTACCGACAATATCGGCGTGTCACCGATCTTCAGTTGGACCCAGGGAATGCGAGCGGTATTGTCGTGCGTCGTCATGCGATCGCGTTGAGCGCGTTGAGTACTCGGACCTTGGACGGAACCAAAACAACCGTATCCGCTGCGGATTCGGCGATCATGTCTTCCATCCCGTTGACCATCGGAATAACCCACTCCAGGAGCGGAGTGCCGTAGAAAAATGCGGAGATCAAGTCGGGTCGGTGCGCATACCCGTCGGTGATCTTCCACAGTGTATCGGTTGGATCGGCGGTCAGCAGAACCGCAACGGGCCAGTACGTGTAGCCTCCGGTAGCGGCGTCATAGTATTTCTCGCGGTGTTGTTCGAGTGACAGGGTTGATGACATCAGCCTATCCACCTGATACCGGCAAGGCGCGGACCAACAACGCGCATCGTGATTGTCGCTTTGGCGTGGAATGGAGAACCCGTAACCAGGTCATACCCGCCGGTCTCGGCGATCTGGACGTCCACCAGGTAGCCGGTCCATGACCGTTTCGGCGTACCGGCGTCGAGGGGCGGGCCTTCGATCGCCATCGGCAACATCGAGATCGTGACTTTGTGCGGCGGTGTCGCTATTCCGCCGTCTGCCGTGGTTTGGTAGTCCGGGTAACACAGTGACTGCAACCAGGCAATGTCTTCAATCACGTTCTGCGGCGTTCTGGTATCCCCCACTTCAAGCGACGAACAGATCATCGTTTGGAAAGAAACAGTCTGCCCCTCGGTGTGCGAGTATCCGATGTGCGGATCGGATGTACCGCGGACTGCCTCCTCGGGATATGTCGCACGGGCGCCGTATGCGGGCTGCTCTTGCATGAGTACGGTAATCGACGCTGCGGTCACCGTATCGAGAACAGTTAATTTCATTCAAGCGCACCCACATACAGGGGAGTTATCCCACCCACGCCGGCGGTTTCAAGCGGTCCGGTGGGATTGGCGGGTTCGCGCCCTTTACCGGGGGGACGCGTTCTGCCGCGGCCGGCAACCAGTTCTTGCCGGATTGATTCCAGCGCAAGCAGCAGCCTCCGGTCGTCGATGGCGACAACACCGTTGATGGAAGTGGCAAGGCTGGTTGCGCCCAGGGCGCTCGCTGTAGCGAGGATGCCAGAGGCATAGCCCGAAGGATCGGTACGTGACTTTTCGCTTCCTCCTCCCCACCGGAACCGGCCTAGCGCGGCCCCGAGGTCTTGGCTTGTCCGGTCCAAATGCCCACGGAGAATAGCGCCACCCGCCATGATGTTCTTTTCTGGGTCCAGCCGGTTCCAGTCGGATGCCCATCCGAGTTGCTTCGCTGTGGTAGTAGCTTCCTCGGGACTGATCTGGAGCAGGCCCCAGTGCTTACCATTTTTGGCGTTCGGGTTGAACCCGGACTCACGGGCGATCCACGCCTTGAATACCTCCGGTTGGATGTTGAACTGTTTGCTGGCAGCGGCGATGAATGGGTCGAACTCGGGGTGCGCTTTGGCGAAACCGGACTGATCTTTTCCCGCAGCACCAGCCAGTTGTGTACCGACCGTCCACAGGGCAGACAGTCCCGTGCCGAGCGAACTGGTCTTAAAGCCCTCGGCGATCTCATGCGTCATGTCGCTAAACGTGCGGGGAATGGTGTCGGTCGCTTTCTTCGTTTCATCGAGCATCGACTGCAGAATCGACTTCCACTTGAAGCCGATCTTTTCCAAGAATCCACCGGGCGAAGCTCCTGCCATCTCGACTTTCGCGTCTAACGCAGTACGCGTGATTTTAGCAAATGCGGCATCCGCATCTTTCGTCATCGACAACATTGTGGCCTGCCACTTAGCGCCTATCTTATCGGTTAAAGCAGCGGTGTTCCCTTCTGCACTGGTGAACAATCCCCCCATCCAGTCCAGAACAGCGTCCATGGCGTCCATGTCTTGTGCCAATGGGTTCCCGATCCCCATCACGTTACCCATGACTGGGTTGTCTTTGACCGCCTCTTGCCGGTCTAAGCCGGGTCCGCCGAAAGCCTTCCTCCAAGCATGCCGTATTTCATTCGGGGACTCGGTCGCCCACCACTCCAGTGCTTGTATGAACTCGTCTATCATAGCAGTGTGCATCCCCTCGAAAAACCGGAGAAACTTCTCGCCGCCGCGTCCGGATACCCAGTCGGTGAACTGCGTCCAACCCGACTGCAGCCCTTTCCAGACAAGCGCGCCGATGGCGGTGGATATGTCGAGCCCCGTCTTTAACAGAGCGAGCCAGTCAACTGCTTTCAGTTTCTCGATACCCCACCGGAATGCTGTTGCAATCCACTCGCTCAGCGGTTCGGCAATCATCTTGAACCGTGTCTCCCAGTCAGCGTCCCAGAAATCTTGGCCCCAAACAACTGCCTGTTCGATCGCCGTGATAACATCGTCGATGAACTGAGTAAACATCCCGGCGTTATCATTCAGCCACACGCCGAATGCGCTCATCAACGGGAGTAAATGCCGTTCTATAACAGGAATCAGCTTTTCACCCATGGAGATCCAGATCAACTTTATCTGCTTCTCCAGAGAGGCGAATGCCTGTGTGATAGCGTCCACGGTCTTACGCGCCGCCCTGCCGTGATCGTCCATCCCCTTGCCGCCGTGCTTCAGCGACTCACGAACGAACGCCTCGGTTTCTGCCACACCCTTGCGCCCGTACTTCGCCAGTTCAGCGGCGTCAATCCCAAGGGACTCCGACAGTCGGCTGTACTGCATCTGCCCGCGGGCAGAACTGTAGCTCTCAAACCCGCGGACAGCTTGTCCGATCAAAGACGGAAGTTTCTCCGGGTGCGACTGAATCAGGTCTCGAATATCACGTGCCGTCATACCAACCGCCTGCCCCAACTGTGTGACAGCCACCCCTCCCTCGCCGATCTTCATCATCTTTGCCAGCGCCGGATACACACGGGAGAATGTGATCCCGAAGTTGCTGAGGTGCCCTTCGACCGCCTTGAACTGTATGCCGTAGTTCATTAGGCTATTGTCTGTCTTACCCGACAACATCAACAGGCTGTCCAACGACTCGTTGAACCCGAGCAATTCTTCATGCGAGATTGCCGTCTTGTCGCCGACGTACTTCATCGCGCTGCCGAATCGCTGCAGCCGCTCGTACCCGAGTTGGTAGACCTCGGCGAGTTGGAAGTGGAACTTACCGACTGCTGCGGTGGACGTCCCGGTTGCGCGGGCGAAGATCATCGTCTGATCCGTCCACAGCCGCATGTTCTTCGCGGCGTCTGTGTTCCGCTTGGCAAGGATACCGTACTCCAGCCCGAGGCGTGCGACAGCCAACGCCTCTTCCCTGGTGTACCCGAGGTTCGCCCACCACTTATCGGTGAGCCCGGCAACAACCCCTAACTGCTTGCCCGTCATGTTGAGCGCCTGGTTCAGCAGGAGCAGTCCTTTGTGGTGCTCCACCGCCGCCTTCACCATCGACACGCCGAACGCTACCGCCGCTACGGCCGCGGCAACCAGCAACCCGCCGACGGACTTCAGCAGGCCCGCCAAGTTCTTGAACGACTCAATGACTTTGTCGAGGATACCCTTGAAGACGCCTGTCTTCTTCGTCGCGTCCTCGGTGTCCTTGAACCAGCCGGTCCACATGTCGTGGCCGAGCTTTTTCAACTTGCTGACGCCGTCCATGAACTTGTTCTGGAGTACGTGCAAAGACTGCAAGGGCCGGGAGACCTTGTCCTCCAATGTCAGCAGCCACTGCAACGGTACTATCTCAGGCTCCACGCCGCATCCTCTTCCGCTTGGCCTGCCGCTCCGCGTCCTTGGCTTCCGCTGCTGCTTTTTCCGTTGCAGCGCTGGTCTTCTTGGCTTCCGCTGCTACTTTCTGTTCTGCTTGGAACTCTTTCATCGCTTCCCGGTAGAGAAGGGTTGAACTCGGTTCGCCCGCGGGCGTGTCGCCCTTGGCTTCCGCCCGTTTGAGGAGCACACCGATGATGTGCTTGCGCTCCCATGGCGGCATCTGCATGACGTCACCCCACGGGATCTGGCCCTGTCGCTGGAGGTACAGGATTTCAACCAGCAACTCCTCCGGCGGCGGAATCTGTCCCTTGATCAGGTCGTCGAAGAAAGAAGTCGCGGCTGACCGGCAACGGCATCGGGCCGTTGGGGTAGCCGCACACCTGACACTCGAATTCCTGCTCCAGTTGCACTCCGACGCGAATAGACTCGACGGCGCCACGGTATGCCAACAGATCCTGTCCGCGAAGCGCCTGGACGTAGTGCAGTTTGTCGCTGAACGTCGGCTCCGCTTCGTTGATCGTCTTCAGCCGCAGCGCCAACCTGTACTCATACTCGGGGTCGCCGATGATCTCCGGCTTCAGTTTCCGCCGCATCTGTTCGGCGTATTTGGCGATCTTCAGTTCGTCGTGCCCCGTCAACAGGCGCCACGTGAGTACGTCGCCCGCCTTGACCGGAGCGTTCGAGTGCTCTCCGGGAATTGTAACCGTGAGTTTGTCTGCGTCTTCCGGTGTGAGCAGAAGAACGGGAAACCCGATCGGCTCGCTGCCGTCATCGGGCACAGCATCCGGGTCCGGCGGTTTCATCGAGACTGTGTTGTTCGACTTCTCGCCGCACTCCGTACACTTGAACGAGAACCTGTACGCCGGCCCCCAGGACAAGATGCGCAGTACCCACATGAACCAGAACCGCTCGGGGATCGTGAACCCGAGGGGGTCGAACCCCTTGGGGAGATTCGTGCAGCATCCCTGGATCAGCCTGTTGGTCTTGACGTCCTGCCTGAGACTTTCGGCAGAGAAGAACTTCTCTTCGGTGGTGCCCATCGGCACCAGGTTGACAGTACCGTCGGGGAATGCATCAGGATACAGAATCCCGCACGGCAGTTTTTCAGTGGTTCCATAGCCGGCCATTCTTGACTCCTCGTCTCAAAGAGACTGTTGACGTGAAACTATCGACCGGAGCGGGAGATCCCCGCTCAAATGACTAGGTGAGATCCCACAGCGCCTTGTCCACGCACAGCGAGATATCCATGTCCAGCGGGTTCTGCGAGTCCATGGTGAGCGCCGTCGGCGGTTCGCCGGTAGGCCAGATACCCTGCAGCCCGCAGACACGTTCGTTTGAACTTCCGTCGGGGGCAAACAGCAGGATTTCTCCGACTTTCTTGTAATCGGAACACAGCCCCTTCTTTCCGGTGTACGGGTCGTATACCTTCCAGTACCACTTCAGGAGGCATTTGCGGACATCCTTGTCCACCATATCACGACATTTCAGCGGCATATCTTCCAGCGTTACACCGCCGGAGACCTTCCTGAAAGAGTTCCCCCAGTTGATCACGACGCCTTCCGTCTTGTGTCCCGGAATCGTAATGTTGCGGAGAGCGAGCATGACGAAGTCGAAGTCGGGGGACAGGCCCGTGATGCTCAGGTAGAAGTTGTTCTCGCGCTGCGGCTCGTACCCGTTGCCGGATGCCAGGTGATCTGCGTCTACTTTCGCCATGTGATTCTCCTATTGACGTGTTGCGGGTTGGCTTACAGCTTGAAGTTGCCGACGTATTCCTCGAACGTGACTCCGGCCGGTGTGACGATCCATTTGATGTAGATACGCTCTGCCGTCTCGGGGAATTCGACCCAGCAGTAACCCTGCGCTGAGTTGGCCTGCGGGAGCACGGCCGGATCGTTGGTGATGGCGTTGCACTTCGACTCGAAGTTCTTGATCCCGCCGCCGGACTTGACGTACCCGCACGCCTTATCTATGACGGATTTGATGTTGCCCCACAGGGTCGAGTCTGAAGTGTCAAACTCCAGTTCGGAAATGTACGAAGCGCCGGTGACTTCCAGCAGGGTCAGCGTCATGCGGTTGTTGATGCGATTCAGGCGGGAAGTGGACCGGAGACCCGTGTGCTGCCCCTTCAGCATGATCCCCTTGCCCGCGACAGAGACGAGGGGGTTGACGCACTGGTTCTCAGCCTGCATCATGTCGCGCTGGTCGAATTCGATGGAGTAGGCCACACCGAGTGCGTGAGGAACGATGCCGCGCTTCGGGCCGGCGGGCGCTTTCCAGGGTCCGCCCTGTTCGGCGGCGCGGCACATGCAATAGACTATGATACCGGACGGCGGGCAGTTGACGTTCTTGTCGTTGTACTCGTCATACACGCTGACCTCGGGCCAGGCCATGCAGGAACCGGACGCGCTGATCGGCGATGTACGGATGTTGGTGCCGTTCGACCAGCGCAAGATATCCGTCGGGTTGGTGACGGTAGCGATGGGCGGTCCGTCGAGGACGACTTGACAGTCCTTGCGGACCTCGCGGATGGCCTCCATCTCGTTCTGCACCGCCTGCTCGTCTTCACCACCGGCAGCCAGCACGTCGATCAGCACCTGTTCGCTGTTCTTGAACAGGCGCAGTGCCGCTATCTTGTCGGATGTCGCGATTGTTGCATCTCCGTCGTACCCTCCGTTGAACACGTAACCGGAAGCGAACAGCGGCTCTGCCAGGTCAGCACGTGCCGTGGTCTGAATCGGCTCAGTCGTTGCAGCGACAACAGCGCCGGACGGCAACGAGAAGTAGATGCTGCCCGCCGCGTCGGTCGCGAAGGCGGTGCGGTTCGTGTTGGCCCACGACTCCAACAGCACGCCGGACTCGTACAGATCCACGGTCCAGTTCGCCGGCGCCCCGTTAAAGACCTTGACTTCAGCAGTGAAGTTGTTACCGCGCGTGCCTTTGTAATAGCCCTGAAGCCGGACGGACGCGGGCAGGATGTAGAAGTCAAGATTCGCCAGTGTAGCAGCGAAAGCCCGATTCACCGTCAACTGTGTGTCGCTGTCAGTGGAGGTGACAACGTACACGCCGTTGTCTGTGGTCGGCGATCCCTCGTTCACGATCAGGATATCACCGGCGACAACGCCCCACTTGCTGAAGTAGGAGAACGCCGACGTGAAGGTCTTCAGACCGATCGCGGCTGATCCGTCACCGCTTGCCGGAACGGCTCCGCCGGGACCGCCGCTGGTCGCGTCGGGATTGATGATCGTCCGCGGCTTGTAGATGTAAAAGTCCAAGTTGCTTTTGTTGCCGACAGGCAGGTCGCGGTCCAAGACAACTTGTTCTGCCGACGCGACAGAATCGACCAGGTACACGCCGTCGTCTTCGGTGCTGCCGGGCGCGGCTTCGTAGATGTGGACAATGTCGCCTGCTGCCACACCGGATGTCGTGAAGTTTTCGCCATTGACTGCAACGGACGTCAGTGTACGTGCCGACACGGTTCCGGTCGCGCCGTTCGTCTTGGCGTTGCACCGGGTCGTGTGTACCTCGAAGTTGATGATGGCGCCGGAGGCCGACAGATCAGCGGGCCAGTCCCGGTTGACGGTCAGTACACCAGCAGCTACGGCCGTGATGATGTATGTCCCATTGCACGTATTCGCCGGGGCATCTTCGTTGATGTACAGGAAGTGCCCAACCTTCACTCCGCTGGCGATGAACCCCGGAACAGCAGCGGATGTCAGCGTGCGGACTCCGACGGCCGACAGCAGTCCGTCCGTCCCCGTTTTGAATGCCGGTGACCGCCCCCCGCGGAGAGTGCCCAGCGCCTTCACGGCCGGGTCAAGCGCCGCGTCGCACCGTACCAACTGCCCGAACCGCCCTTTGCGGAAGTACTCGCGGACAGTGTACCAGCCGTACTGGATCGAGCCCGCTGCCCAGGTCGCCTTCGGTTTGCCGAATGTCGCCAGGAAGCTGTCATGCGACGTACACAGCGTCGGAGCCGTGAGCGTGTCGGACATTGCCGGCCCCCACGTCGCGGCGAGAATGGCGCCGAGGCGCAGGTTGACGTTCAGGTTGACGGAGTACGAACGGTCGTCTTCCTGATTGTATGTGCCGGATGCGTTGTATGTCGTCATTGATTCCTCCGCGTCTTAGTCGTTGAGAGTCTTGATCTCGTCGTCTTCGTCGGGCCTGTCTTCGACTGGCATCGGCAACGGAGGCGGCAGTTCTACCTTCACTTCCACTGTGATTGCTGCGGGCTGCGGTTCTTCGATCGGCAGAATCCGCAGCTTACCGCTGCGAACAAGGGACTGCAGCGCCGGTTCTTCGATGGCGTAGTCCCCCTCGGCGAACAAGTCGCCGCCGGGTCCGATCACGCTGGTACACGCGTGCCGTTTTGCCGGTCCCAGGAAGACCCGCACGGTCAGCGCCTGTTCGGTCAGATTCTGAATCCTGTACTTCGCCATCTCATGCCTCCGTAAAGAACCCGGCCTCGACCGGCGTATCTGCGTCAGGCGCCGTCGTGAACGTAACGGCAACCGCTCCAGTTGTGTAATTCACAGTACCGGTAATCCCGGTTCCCGAGATCACGCCTGCACCGTCGTCGAACCCCGTTACCGTTAATCCGCCGACCGTACCCGTCACCAGCACCGAGTATGTCTGCAAATGCATCCCGAACGTATCGCTGAAGTTCTTGTTCGCTCCATCGCCGGTACCGAGCGGGTGTCTACGTGGGCTGTAGATACGTTCGATCTCGTTCTGTGTGCCCCAATCGAAGAATTTGATGATGATGTTGCGGGCGACTTGTTTCTCGACCAGCGTGTTGTCGAAGATCCACCCCTCCAGATAGTACGGAAGTGTGAAGCGCACCAACCGCTCACCGAAGCGCTCAGCCGACTCTAGGTTCGTCGTGTTGACCACGGCGTTCCCAAAGAGCAGCGTTGCCTTCTTCCAACCCCACGGATCACCGGCGTGGACAGAAAGCCACGCGTATCCGCGACCGGTCAAAAACACGAGCTTCTGAATGAGTAGGTGTGCCTCGCGCGCCGTCTCGGTCCAGATGTCGGCGGTATAGGGTATCCGGGCAAGCATCGGCATTCTGGCGGTCCGCCGCAGGAGCTTTGTTTGCTGCTGCGCCTTGGAGTAGCCCAGATTGCGGATCACGGCTGTTGATTGCCGGTCGCCGGGAAACTCAATGTTCTCGCCAGCGTACAAGGAGACCAGCGGCAGGTTGGGACGCGACTGTCCAGACTGCAATACCGTTTTCGCTTCGATCATGGCGCGGTCTACTGGTGACGTGATCACGTTGACGGTGTGTTCTAGTACGCCGCTGCACAGACCAACGAAAGTCTGCCGCATCGCGAGGTCATACGCCTCGAATATATCTACTGGCCTGGCGCTCACCTATCCCCCGTATCAGGCGCGCGCCCGCCTTCCATGACAGTAAGCAGCGTGCGGTTCAACTTGTTGAACGCCGCTGTCATTTCACCGACGCGGGCCTCTAATTCAGAAAACCGCTCCATCGCGTTTGTGTTGGACTGCTTGACAAGCGCAATGTCCTGCTGTGCTGTCGAGAATGAACCGAGGTACGCCTTTTGCTGGAGCAGGCAGTGATTCTGAATCAGCAAGGCGGCGTCATCTTTCTTGACGACCTTACGTTCGAGATCCACTACCATCTCGTATGCCGTTGTAGTCCGTTTTACCAAGTACAGAAACAGCGGGATTCCGATACCAGCGATAATCGCTGTGATGACACTCAGGATTGGAAAGACTGCGCCTACAGCACTAGTTTCTTCCACAGTAGACCTCGGCGGTACGGGACGGAACCATACTACTGCTTCGGGGGTTCTGCCGGCGGCGGCGTCCCGCCATCAGGCGGGGACACCGCGTCTTCGGGTGGGAAGATGTCTTCATCGTCTTCATCTTCCTCATCCGGCTCTTCTTCGGACTCCGGGTCGAAGTAGAGATCCAGTTCATCCTCGGGGAGTGTGAGTTTCGCCGTCAGGAAATCGGGCGTCTTCTTCCCTCCGCCCTCTGCCGGCTTGTCGCCGTCGGGCTTCGGCGGGTCCACCGGCGGCACGGGCGGGTCGGGCGGGTCGGTGTCGGCCCCCTCTTCCTTCTTGCCGGGCTCAGCCGGCTTCTTCTCACCGTCAGGCGCCGTATCGTCTTCGCTCCGCGGTAGGATCTTCTCGACCGAACGGAGCGCCAGCGTCAACTGCTCGTCCTCCTCCGACTTCTCGACGATTTCGATCTTGACCCTGGTTCCGGCAGGGATCGTCTCTACCGGCTGAAGCAGGACGTAAGAGAAGCCCTCCTGCACCGCTTCGGTAATTGCTTTCACGTTGACCAGCATCTTGACCGCTATGTCGATGCGGAGTTGGTTCAGGTGCGGGAAGTTCACCGCCAGGAACTCGGCGACGTCCTTCGCGTTCGGCTTCAGTCTGCCCGCAGCGATCTCTGCTTTCGCCGTATCGACCAGCGGGCCGACACGCAGGTCTTCCAGCATTGAGACGAACGCCTCGACAACAGCGCCGGGCTGTGCCCCGCGCATCACATGCTCAGTCCAGTGCCGAACCGTTGCCCGTGTCTTCTTGCTCATGTTCTCTCCTTACGGCCGGCGTCGATTGAGCGCGCCAGCGCAGTCATCTGATCGAAATCCCGCCAGTTGATATGGTCCCACGCCTCACTTTCGACCTGCGACAGCAACTGCCGCAGCTTGTCCTGAAGGTGAGTCTTTGCCGTGTCTACTGTCATCGTGCCGACACCGCCGACACGAACCGGCGGATCATCGCCGATGTCGTCTTTCAGCCCGAGATCCGCACCGGGCGCTTCGTTCAACGCCGCCCGGAGCGAGGAAACTTCAACCGCCTCGGACTGTGCGTGCGGAGCGAGAGCGCCCTTGGCGTGCGCTGCACGGCGGAAAGTAGTATAGGCATGAACACGCGCGGCTTGGTCGATGTCGGCGTATTCTGTCGGAGCGCCGAAGTACGCCTGTACGGCACTCTCTGCCGCTTCTTTCGCCGTCCGATACTCGTCGGAGTTGACGCCGTTCTGCCGCTTCACCCACAACAAACGGCGAAACGCCGTGAGTGCCGAACGAATCTGTTCGTCCGACACGTCTTCATGCAGTATGCGGAGAAAGCTCTGTTTTGCCGTGTCTGTCATATCTGTGCCATCGCCTTCTTGATCTGGTGGATGACGCCGCGCCACGCCTGATGCGGTCGGATACCAAGTGAGACGGACCCGTACTCGTAAAGCCGCAAGCGACGCCACATCTCAGGGTCTATTCTCACAGCATACGCTCCGGGGGTTTCGATGATGGTCACGCTGTCAACAACGGCAGAATAGGTGATCTTGTACTCGGCAGGGACAGTGACATCGGTTCCAACGGCCGACAGTTGCGACTCAATGCGCTTCAGCACCTCGGCGCGGACTGCATACGCCCTTGCTGCCATCTTGCTCTGCTGCGCCTGCACGACTTCAGGCCGGCGACGAAGGATAACGTCGGTGATCTTCTTTCCCTTGGTTCCGCTATCGAATGTCACGGTGTGAAGATCTCCCCCGTGGCTTTGTTCACATACAGCGTCTTGAAGCACCAGATCCGGTCTAGCTGCAGACTCACGGCAACGTCATCCAGCGGTAACTCCGCCAATCGAGACCGTACCTGGACTTCTGTGGCGTCCAAGTCCTTGCCGCTTTCGGTGATTACGAATTTCTCGTCGTCAGTCAACTGGATACGGAATATGTCCTGCGGTTGCATCCGACTTGCGGCGTGTGCTGCCGCTGATCTGTGCACACGGTCTGCTACCGCCTCGATGTCGGCAACCATCTCGCTCTGCAACTCGATGCGCCGGCGGATCACTTCACTCGGCGTCAGTGGTTCGTATACCCGCACTACGCCCCCTGCACAGGTGTGACTTTCTGCTGATTCGGCGGCAGGTCTCCGCCGGTTGGAGCGGCGTCTGCGAGCAGCGCCTTACGAATGGAGTTTGCTACATCCTGCGGCGTCGCCAATCCGTCGAACTTCAGGCTCCGGTTTACCGACCCCAGAATCGGGTGACGGTAGTCCAGGTTGACATGCCCGACTGAGTTGCGGCGCTCTGCATCGTGCCCGTCGCTTACACCGATACTGAATGGAGCAGTGCAGCAGCAATACCCGTCGTTATTCGATGCGACAGCAACGGGATCGAGCCGCACGCTGAGAGAGACATCGGCCGGCTGCCCGGCGATTGACGCCGTAAGCGTGAGATGGCGGGATACGTCGCCGCTTGCCGGCCAGCACGGCGTCGGTTCCTCTTTCCCTGCGTGCTCCAAGGGTCCGATCTTGCCGAGTCCATCCAGTCCGGCAATCACGGCGTCAAGGAATGCCCGAGTCTGTCCGTACAACACCGCCGCCAAGCAACCGGGCACTTGGCGGTAATCCTGTGTCTTCACGACTTCGGGCTTGTGGATCGGGTACGCATCACCGACCCATTCGACCAGTGTGCGTCGCCCATCCGACGGACGGATTTCATGCAGGTTCTTCGGCTGCTGGCCCTCGTCGAGTGTACGGTGACCGGGAGAGCGCTGTACCAGCGAAAGCGCAGGATCGTCGGACGCAGACGAAAGCTGTGTCAGTTCACGAAATCTGTCAGAAGCATCCGTCATGTCGAAATCCTCCGCTTGTGCGTGACTTCACTTGAACCGAGCCACCGCACATGAACGCCACTACCTGTGAAGAGATCGTCGGGTCTGATGTCGGTGATCTCCTGTTCCCGCCCTTCGTCGTCCACGAACCTGTCGCCGACTTTGGGTGTGATGGAGTTATCCTCCAGCGTCTTTGCTGCGAATACCAGGATACCGTTTCGCGGACGGTCGTAACCGTATTTTGTGCAGACAACGGGGGACGGGTCCATGATCAACAGGAACGGGATCGCCGCTGTCGCGGTCCATGCAACCGAACCCGAAGCCGGATCACCGTACACGTCGTGGTAAATGACCTCGTAGGGCAACCCCGTCTTACCGCCGTAAGGCCAGTCACTGTCTACTTTTAGCGTAGTGACATTGACGATCTGCACCACCTTGTAATCGCCGTTGTCGAAATCATCTGTAACCCCGGCAATCCGGAGCAGAGAGTTCACCAGTACGGTTGTCGAGAAATCCTTTGTTGTGTCGGTGAACAGCCGGTTAGTCACGACGGCACTGGTAGCGCCGACGGTTCCGCTGATAGCGGCGATCTGCGATTGCCGATACAAGACGCGGTTCGGCCGGTAAAGCTCACCGTATTCTCCGGCGCGTGCCTTCAGGTACGCTGCATCTTGCGCTGACTGGAATAGGTTCGACTGTGTCATGCGGCGGGGTTCTCGGCGCGCTTCGGGCTCTTGAACTTTGAGTCCCGAGTTTCAGTCAACTCTAGGAACCGGGAGAGCGCAGCATCCATCAGTTCACTCCCTTCGTGCTTGTCATGCCCCCGCCCGCGGCGTAGCGCCGGCTTTCTTCAGTGCCAGCCTGAGTGCCTGTGCCGCCCGCTTCCGGTTGGTCTCCGTGCTGATAGCGTCGGTCGCCGGCCGGTCAAGCAGCCACAAGGCAAACTCCATTGTCTTGCGGTCACTGACCGCGTCGGTCGTCGCGGGGTCGGTTGCTTCGTGCAGCCGAGTGAGCAGGCGGCTTTTCGGTCCCGTAGTCTTCGCTTCACCGATAGAACTCACGGTAGACTCGTCCCCCCCTGTTTCCGCTATGCGATCGGTACCGATCCGTGCTGCTTTCTGGTAGTGAAGCTCGTCAGGATCGCCGTCGTCGTCCAGGCCGACTTCGTCATCGCCTACGAATACGGTCTGCTTGCTGAACTTGTCCTGGAGTTCAGGATCTTCGACGTAACCCTTCAGGTACGTGTACTCGCTCACGTTGAACCCGTCGAAGCCGCGCTCGACCACGGTTCCGTACTCGCTGTCCTTGCCGCCCGGACCGTACCACGTTGCCGTATCTCTGACAAACTCGTCAGGCTGCCGGAACGTGTCCTGCTTCGCTGCTTCGGCAAGGAACTGCCGATAGAGCGGGAGCAGGCCCTTGACCGATTCCGACATCATGTCGTCCACGGCGGCGTCGGTGAACGATTCGTTCGTCCGCTTCCTGGACTCTGAAATCTTCATCGACTTGATCGCCTCGGGGACGGCCCCCTTCAAACCGAAATCGGACGGGTTGATCCCGCCGACCTGCACTTCCCGCAGGAATGTGTCCGCCATCTGCTTTGCCGCAGCTTGCCGCGTCGGCTTGGGGAACTGAGCGGACCACGAGTGCCCCGGTGTTCCGTGGATGCTGGCGTACTTCTTGGCCCCGGCGTCTGCCAGGTAGAGCCACAAAAGCGGCGCCTTCGTGTGGTCATACTCACCCTTCACGATCTTGCGGAGCAGGTTCTGGTGTATCGGTGTCGTCCGCTGCCGGTACAGGTCGCCGTCGTTGTCGATGAAGAGAACGAGTTCATTCGCGCTGACCGTGTCCTGACCGGAACCCGGAGCATCCCGATCGAAGCGACCCTCGTTCTTCTGCCCCAGCCCCGCGGCGCGTTCCAGTCGGGTCGCCAGCCGCTGAGCGGACGACTCAGAATTCTTCCGCAGGTTCGCTATTGCTGCGATCAGCGTGTCCCGGTTTACCGCATGCCCGCCGTACAGGAACGATCCTGCGGCGTAGATCGGATCACTGGCACTGGAGTGCCAGTCCATCATCGCCAGCCCGAGCCGTTTCGCTTCAGCCGGTTCGATGGTGATCAGCGGTTCGTCGCCAGTGTCTTCATTGACTACGCCGGGACCGGCAGCGGGCTTACTCGTGCTCGGCCTCGACCCGGTCAGGATGGACTTGAACGCGTTGCCTGCGTCAATCTGTTCGTGCACTTTCATCTCTTGCCTCCAACTCTCACAACATACTCAATAAGGTAGTCCAGTCCTTCAAGCACTTCGGGTCTGGTGTAGAATCGTACATCTTCCTGAAGATGCCCACGTGCAGCGAGTAGGGCCGCCGCAACATCGCTGGTTGATGCAAGCGGTCGGCGGAACAACGACTTCGACGCCAGCACCCCCTCGGCAATATCCGCATCGAATGTATCAGTGAGCGCTTCGTGTAGTACCTGTTCCGGTCGGCCCCCGTCAACCACCGCCTGTACCAGGTCTCGAACGAGGTCTTCATCCATCATGCCCTCAGCGGCACGCCGATCTCGCCGATCCTGTTACGCAGTTCCTGCTCCAACAGCGGCAACTCGTCCTTTGCTTCCTGAAGCAGGGCGGGACCGTCCATTTGAAACTCGTGCTCGGCCCCGCGGACGACGGCGTACTTCGACCGCTGTCGCCCGAGCGGCATCTTCGCCGTCGCCAGCGTGTACCGCAGAAACCAGTCCTCGTCATCAGGCAGTATATCCGTCACAGCCCGATCTTCCAGATACGTGTAGACGCCGGTCGTACTCTCAGTAACGTTGGATGCGATCCACAGCGTGTGTGTGTCACGCTCCCAATCCCACTCCAGATTTGCCGACAGTACCTGTGCCGCTAGAGCCAAGTGCGCTCGGTCCGTAATGAACTCGTCGAGTCTGAGCGGCTGTCGAACCATCTGATACGGGTTGAAGATGTCAACCGACGCAAGAACCGGACGCGCACGCGGCTTCAGTTGGAAGTCTACCAGACCTTTACCGTATGTCGTCAACACGTATTTCTGTACTCCGGCTGTCACGGCGATCTGTGCTTCCTTACGAAACGGGCGATACCGATTGTACAGCCGCAATGCTTGATTCTGGCACTCAGTGATCATGTTCGGTGTGAGTTCGACCACGACACCGGACGTGGTGTCCTGGCCGAGCATCCGCTTGACGTAATCACTTACGATAGTTGCTGAGAGTGCCATGTATTAGTGAGTGCTGCGACTTGGGCCGGGAGACCCGGCGTCAGGGGGGAGGCCCCCCAGCCCAAGCGCGGGGACTGACGAACGTTACACCGGGAGCGAAGTACAGGTGCCAGTGCAGTAGAACCCGCCGTCCACGACCTTCTTGCCATACCTGCTCCAGATGCCGAAGCGGGTGAGGAAGTCGGTCAGGGTGACGGGCGGCACGTGCTCGAACATCTGGTACGGGGAGAAGATGTACCCGGTATCCCACATTTCCTCGCCCTTGTGCCCCATGCAGTACGTCGCGCGGGCCATGTACGAGTTGATGTAGACTTCCCAGGTTCCGTTCAGCGTTCCGATGTGCTGGATGCCGCGGCCGGAGATCTTCTTGCCGTTGCCCTTGAAACCAGGCAAGGTCTCGATGACGTTGCAGACACCGACGCCGGCGACAATCCAGTCACCGCGTGCACGCTGCGTGGTCTCGTAAATCTTGTTGCTAGCACCGACCAGCGTGTCCACGATCGACAGCTTGTGCTCGGTGTACGACACTCCGGCGGGGGGGGTGGCACTCCACGCCACCTGCTGGTTGGTAGCAATCCTGATGCAGTCGTTGATGACCTTCTGGTCGATCTCGAACTTGGCCTGGCTCACCTGCGCTGACATCAGTTCGACATCGGCCGACTTGCCGTGCACAACCCTGAAGTCCATCGCCGATTCAAGCGACAACTTGCTGATCAGCTTGTCAGTGACTGCGGTCACCGGCGAACCGGTGATCACGAAGTCAAGCTCGGCCTGAAGGCTATTGCCTTCGTTGTCATAGTCGTATGTCACGACGACGGCAGCGCCCGCGGTGGGAGCGGCAGTCCAGGTGATCGAGTACGCCCCGGTCGAGTAGTTGATCGTGCCCGTGCCGGAACCGGAGAGCACACCAGCGCCGTTGTCGGTCACGATCTGCGTATCGCCGTCGGAGAACAGCATGGTACCGGAGTGAACCGGAACCCATGACAGCGTACCGGCGAATACCTGCGTGGCACCGTCACCGGTACCGATCGACTCGCCTTCGATGGTCTTCGACCCGAAGTTCGTGCTCGGGTTGGTCAGGATGTCCTGCCCCGCCTTCGCTGCGCCCTTCGTGACGCCGTACAGGAACTTCATAAAGAAGACCATCGACGTCGGGCCGTTCATCGCCTGGATGGAGACCAGGTCGTGAGCGATCAGGTTCGGGAACACCGCAGCGATGACCGGGTAGGACCAGCGGTCGAACGAGCCGACGTAGGAGAGACGGGTCGTCTCTTCCAGACTCCGGTAGTACACGTTCTGGTTGTGGAGGAGGAGGGCGGTCTGCTGCCGCTTCTTCTCGTCTTTGATCCCCTCCAGCAACTCGCCCATCGTCCACTTCATCGTGTTGCCGTCGGGCATCTTGCCCTCGTACAGGCAACGGTCCTTGCGGCTGACCAGCGACTCGCAGAGATTCTGGTTCTCCGTTACGCCGCGTTTGTACTCTTCGGAAAGGATGATCATCGTATACTCCTTGGGTTTGAAGTCGTTGTCACCGCTGGACCTTGCTCCGGAAGATCGACATGATGTCTGCTGTTGCGGACACAGGCGAATTCAGGACGGGAAGTCCAGTATCCACACCCCGGTTCTGTCCGGGGAGAGGTTCACGTGAAGTAGAGTCGGCGGCTTCGTTCACATTCCGCCTGTTCCGCTTGATCTGCTGCATCGCCCGCTGCTTGGCTCCGCCGACACGGCGCGTCCGCTTGGCTTCGTCCTTCGACGACTCGTCGTCGGTTCCCCAGAAGCCGTAATCACTGCCGTCGCCCTCGGAGGCGCCGAAGTAGTGACCGGCGGGGGCGTGCTCGTCCAGGGCATCGAAGAGTTCAGCGAGGATGTCGGACGCAAGGTCCGACTGCCACCAGTCATCGTCTGCGCCCAGGTCGGACAGCGGTGTCTTCGCTGCATCCTTGATTTCCTGCTGGACCTGTTTCGCTTTGTCGGCGTCGAGATCCTCCAGTTCGTCCAGGAAGCGGGGAAGCAGATCCTGAAGCCGCATGGTGCCCCAGGAGATCGAACCGGGCGTCCCTGTCTTCTTTCCCGTGTCAGCAGCGGGAGGCGTGCTGGATTCCGGCGGCGGTGTCTCTTCGGCCTCGTTGATCTTCGCCTTCACGGCGGAACGTGCCGCTTCGTTGGTTGTGACGGACGCGAGCAAGCTGTCCAGGTCCGACTGCGGTACCGTCTTGGCCTGCGCACCGCCGAGCCAGCGGTTGATGTGCCGCGTAGTCGTGCTCGACCATGCCTTGTCGGTACGGAAGTTTTCGCCGCCCTTTGAATACGCTACGGGCGTCCTGTACGAGAACAGGATACGCGTGCCTCCGACGACGACCTCGTTCACATTCGGTCCGATCGGCGTCAGGCCCACACCCTCAGCGATCTGCTGCGGTTTGCGGTCTTCCTTCAACATGGAGTACGCCGGCGGTTTGCCCTTGGCATAAGCAGCACGAGCGATCAGCTTTCCGGTGCCATCCTTGTACTCCAGGACCGCCGTGTCGGGGTCAGTCGTATTCGGCTCGCCCTTCAGTCCTGCGACAGCACGAGAGAATTCCTCCTGTGTCGTCGCTTTCAGCGCGGGTACCTGTTCGTGAATCGGCTTCGCTGCGGAAACGGCAGCACCGCCCGTCTCACTCAGCGTCTTCCACACGCGGCGGACGTCCGACTTCGTCTTGCACTCACCGAGCAGGCGGCGCGCCATCGGGGCGAACGCGGGCTTCGTGTGCCGCAGCACAGCACCGGCAACACGCGCCGTTTCTCTCTGGTTGAGCGTGTCAAGCAGCGCTTCGAGAATGCGGCCCTCGGCCTTGGCGCGAGATTCGTACAGTTTGTACCGCTGAAGCATCTGAAGAGAACTGCCCAGCAGCCGTTCTGCCGATTCAAGCCGCTTCGCCAGCATGACATTATCCTGTGCCGATTCTGCAACAGGGCGAATTGCTGTTCCAGTTGCATTGCAATGCGGGCACGTCAACGGCCCGCCTTCAGGCAGCGATCTGCCGTCGCGCACGAACTCTTTGTGACACGATTCACACTTGTACTTCTTCGACGCCGCCTGTGACATCACAAAAGCGATGTCCTTTTTCATGCTGTCCGTGGCTTCGGTAAGTGCGGTGATCGCTGTCATTACTCGTTCGATTTCTGCGTGCGGCATAGCGGCCCCTTCCCCATTGGCTCTCTGCGAGAGCTTGGCGAGAGCATGTTCTACCAATACGGAGTCTCGGATCTCCGCCCCTAACGACGCACATTTTTCAATCACCTTAGTGTCAGTGGCCTCGTTTATCAGTTTCAGCAGCGGTTCGCGCACACGCGTTCGTTCCTCGGCCTCTTTCGCTTCGGAGAGCACACGTGGGTACGCTCCGGGGGTGGACGGCTCCAAAACGAAGTCCCAGGTAGACAGCGCGTAGTCTGCTTCGTTCACGACTTCAAGCCCGTTCTCGACAATAGTCGATCCTTTACCTCGGGATGACGTTCCGAGACCGGCCTTCGCGCGGTGCAGCGTAGCGGCAACGTGCCCGTGCGGTGTGTCGAGAATGTCATACTGGCAGTACACCGACCCGTCAGGTTCCAGCCGCGCTTCGGTAACGATATGCGACACGTCTTCGGGTTTCGACGCGTCTTCATCTTTCGGGTGTCCCAACTTCCCGAACATCCGACGTTCGGCGATCTTTGTCTTAATCGCGGGATCGTTCAGCGTTTTCTCCCACAGGGACCGCTTGTACACCCTGTTGTTCTCGTTCTTCGTATCGGACGTCTGCGAGCGCCCACCGACGCGCATGATGATGCCGGGCGGCAGTGATCTGCGGTCTTCGGTCATCACCGTGTAGCTCGGATAGTAAGTATCGACGATAGGCTGTAGCATATCTGCCTCCTAGTTTTCCGGTAGGTCCAACTGTGTAGCCAGCAACGCCGCGTATTCACGGGTCCACCAGCCGACATTTGCAATTTCAAACAGGGTTGTACGCGTCCCCCGCAGTACGCTGTGGATCTGATTGTCTGCGGTAACCATGGCCCGCGCTTTCTGCACGAACTGCGTGAACCATGATGTCAGGCTTTTCGTTGTAATTGCTTTGACCTCCGGCGAAACAACGAGATCGGCGACTGCGCGTAAGAAACTTTCCAGCAGATTCCGCGACGATGTGCTGCCCCCGCCCTTCAAGACGTCTGACGGGATGTAGCCTTGGATCACGTCCACTGTCAGGCCGAGCGTTGTTTGCACTTCTTTCGTTGTCGTATTACCGACAATAGACCGGAGCACGACGGCGAAAACCCGGCCGATGCCCGGCTGTAATGCGCGCTGCACTGTAGCGCGGAACAGGCCGGATAATAGGCTCTTGCGGAATGCTGGATCAAACTCACCCCCCAACTGCTGACGGAGCACCGACACAAAATGCAGGATACCCTCCATCGGACCGGGATGCGCCATACTCTGCATCCACGGAGCGAATACCTGCATGAGGAGATGCCGTACCGTTGCTTCCATTTCCGCTATCCCAGCCGATGCCAGCTTTGCGGCCAGATCAGACGCATCGGTGTAGCCGGGAGTACCGAACAGGCGTAACCGCTTCAACCACGCGTGTGTCTGCGGTGTAACGTAGGCGGCAGCGCCGGATTCGTATTCCTTGTTATCGAGCACTTCCAACACATGCAACGGGCGCATCGAGAAGAACACCGCTTGCGTCGGTTCGTTACCGTGTATGACTGCCAGCCCCGGATCAAGAACACCGTCGAACCCAAGAATTGAGCGAAAAACAGAGTTCCACTTGTTCGGGTTGTTGGCTACCAGCAAGCGGGTCACGTTCCAGAGTTTACCGGCAGGTGTACCCACTCGGGCACAGCGTTCCCAAGCGGGAAAATCGGAATCCATTCGCTCTTGCGCCTCAGCCGCTGACGCCGTAGATCCGTCTGCTTTGTACCGCGCTAATGTAGGCTTCATCGCGGTACAAAG